GGCTAGGGGCCCTGTCCGCTCCGCCCAAGTCCAAAATTGGTCAAAAAGAACCAGGACACCGGGTGATGTCCTGGTAAGTAGTCTGGTGGTTCGGTGTAGTTAGGCCCGTGGCCCCTCTTTGAAATTGGGATGTCCCTTAGGCCAGATACGACCTTCAGGATCTCGGTACACTTTTCCCTGCGCGATCAGTTCGTTCACGCTCTTTTCGACTTCGTCTTGTTCTTTAGTTGTTGGCATATACGTAGCTCCTCACTGATACAATGCTTTATTGCATTGTATCTAAATTATAGCATAGAAACAAATGTCAAATCTAGGGGTCAAATAGTGGGCCGACCCCTAGATTTAATGTTCGCAGTAGCTATTCTCGAGGCTTGGTGACAGGCATCAGCAACACATTCCTCACATGTTGGTACCTGAGGCCGGTAACCTTAGACACCTCCGAACGAGAAAGCCCTTCTGCGGAGAGGAAGCGGATCACGTTGGACTTGTTATTGTTATATTGCTTGAGGAGCTCCTCGTAGTCGTAGTCCTCCGTCCGAGGTGCAGTCGGAGGGGATTCTACGACAGCGACCGCAGGGGGCGTCGTGGGCTGCCGCTGCGGAGGCTGTTGCTGTTGCTGGGGTTTAGGCTTTGTAGTTGCTGTTGCTTGGGCCATGTTACTCACTCCGTACTATAGTAGTAAGCCCCCACTATACAAATTATATAGAGGAATCACGGACGGTTGCAAGTAGATATTTAAAGGCTGAACGTAGAAATCTTTTGGGAGGATTAAGCCTCGACGGTTTCTGTTTAATCCTCGACGAACTTTAATCCTCGACGGGTTTGAAGTCCTTAGCGTCTGGTAAAGTCGAATCTTCAAGGAGAGGCTTGCGCCAATCTTCATTCGGTCCGCGTTTCAGGGGGGAGGTTGCGACGTTGCGTACGTGCTGATATCGCCAGCCCGTATGTTTGTGGATCTGTATGATTGTGTAGCCCTGATTCACTAGATATCGGATGATTGCGCTTTTGGTCTTGAAATGCTCTTGCAGCCATTCGAAACTCGGGAGACCATCTTGAGGATGAGTCGCAACACCTTCTCCATGAGCCTCATTGATGAACTGTTCCAGGCTCTGCTCTGGTGCTTGAGTATCGGGGCTTTCTTCCCTTTCCAGAGCTTCTTGGACCGACTTTGGTAGTCCTCTCTTCTTGGTCTTTTTAGACATGTATAGGCTCCTTTCGCATGATATCCCAATTATAATAGGTGGGCCTCTCAAAATCAACTGTCAAAAGAAGAGCCGACGTATAAATAACTTTGGTTAACGCGCGGTCGCTAGGAATTTAGTTAACGAGCGAGGGACAGCAATTTAGGCGGAGCGGTAGGGCACTTGCGGTAGGAAGGGCGGGCGGCTCGGTCCAGGGCCGAGGAAGGGCGGTCCCCGAACAGACAAAAGAAGAGGGCCTAGCGCCCTCTCAGTTGACAGCCACGCTACGGCCGCTCTACGACCTCAACCGTAACTTTGTACGTAATTCCTTGATCGTCCTCGATCATGATCTGATTAGTAAGGATCTTCGATAACCTAGATAGTCGAGTATGACTGACCTTGAGAACCGGAAGAGTTCGCCCTCCCGCTTCTCGAGCATGTTGCACTGGTCAACCGCCCAGTTACTAGTCGGGCCTACTTCCTTGTAGGGTGACTGTTCTCGACAGTAATCCAACCATTGGGCTCGAGCCACACTACGGAATTGAAAGATGACTTGCAGGTTCATGTTAGCTCCTATAGAGTCGGTGCGATGCGGATCAGGTAGGGCGGCCCGACTAAGACCGCCCCACCGACTAGGACTACGAACGTGGAACCGTAGGGTCTCGTACGGTTTGACTCGGAAGAAGTTCTTCTCCGTCCTTACCATATAAGAGTACGTCGTTCACGAACTGGACTGCCTGAGCGAATGTAATATCCTGACCGCCGATGAAGTTGTCGGACTCTTCAGGAGCTTCGATCAGGTAACGCTCGAACATATCTCTGACCTGTTCGAGAAATGTGTCCCTCAGACGTATAAGTTGTCGTTCGGACATGACTACCTCCACTGTGCGGAAGAGATAAGAACCACGATCACGAGCGACATACCTGTGATCATGGACGCGAAACAGATCACACTGATCATGGTATGTACTTACCTACATGTTGATAGTCGCCAGTGTCCTGGTAGGCTGTTCGGACCTCACCCACCATGACACTGAGCTGCTCAACGTTCATGTTGGACAAGAAAAGCTCGGCAAGGTCCTCTGCCTTGTTCCCATCCAACAGGTACTGAACTATGTCCCCTTGAACCTCTTCAGGTAGCTGTTCAAAGGGCGACTTGATACCTTCCATGTCTTAACTCCTTGTCGGTTTTGTCCCTACCTTAAGTTCGGGACGGTATTAAACTGTGACGGTTTTGGTTTTGGTTCGGATCTGAAATGGATCGTGACCAAAATGAACAGGGCGACCGTTATGATCGCCCCGCTCAGGAACGCTCGGATCAAGCGGACTTCTTGGCCGGAGTGTTCAGGACGTTCCGCACGTGCTGGAACCGAATGTCGGTTCCATTCTTGGTCTTGTATCCCGCAGCCGTGAGCGCCTTGACAATCGGCCCCATCTTCAGTCCGAGGGCGCTCAGCTCACGGATCCGAACCGAGACATTCTTGCTCGTGTCGGACGCGATCTGAGAGACTTGGGTTTCGATCGTGGGCTGCTCAGCTGAGACCTGCTTGGTGATTTCAACCTGGGCTTCGGCGTTCTGTGCTTTCTTGGCCATTTTAGTAGCTCCTTTGTGTATAAGACCTTAATTGATCTTATGTAGTGATTATAATAGATTGGGCTAAGAGGTATCACTATGTCAAATGAGTGTCCGCCCCAGAGATTTTTGGACAACGAGCGCCCGCTAGCAAAATTTGGTTGGCACGCCAGGACTTTGCAGCAAATTCGGTCCGGAGCGCCCGGACTTAGCGGGCCGGGCGGCCCTGGTCCCAGGCCAAGGACGTGCCTGGCCGACCTGCCCTGGCCGCCCCTCCCTACACGTCATAAAATGCCCGCCTAATCCTCAAACAAAGAACGAGTAACGATCTTTGTACTGATCGTTACTCGCTGATGATATTCGTTATCCGTTCTTCTTTAGTGGGGTAATGAGAACATTACGAACGTGTTGGTATCGAATATTGAGGATCTTACTAATTTGTCCTCGAGGAAGATTCATGGAACTGAGAGTTCGAATCTTTGACGATTTCGATAAGTTCTCATCGTTCACGATTGACAAGATCTCATCGTTGATCGTAACATAATTGGTCTGAGCTGATTGAGTCATTTTATGATCCTCATTTCATGATAAGATCTATTTCTTATCATGATTAGTTATAGTATAGATCATAAAAGGATTCAACATATATTTTCGAATATCAGATCAGCGATATTCGCTTAGCTCAATAATCGATTAATTTTCGGATACGGATTAACATTTTATGTCGGACTGGGCCTCAGCGCCCAGACCTACCTAACGATTTAGGATTGAAAGGGAGGCCATGTGTAGGAGCTCATGCATTAAGGGCCAATGAAAAGGGCGCATCGCACTCGAATACGCCCTTAAAAATCCTACCGAAAAATTTTATCCCAGAGAACTAGGCCACATCACAGCACGACACACCACACCCACGACACGACACGACACGACACGGCTTGCGGATCTGCAAACGTCACTCCAGCACGAAGATATTCATGATAAGCTCTCCCAAGACTCTGTTGAAGTATGTAATCGGCTACCTCCTAACTCAGTGATCAAATCTCTGATCCTGTTGAGTTTCACGATATCTTTGTTATATTCTACCCTCCAATTTGGCAATACGGAATATGCCACGAGCATATCATGCAGTGCAGATTCATTGATGATGAGGGACTCTAGCACTATATCTCTGAGATTGTCATTGATGATCATTCTACTAACCTTTCTGTTCAAGTTATCCTAGTTGGTGTTCCCACACTACTTCATAGATGACCGTATTCCAAATATCCGCATAGACTTGAAGGGTTTCTGACTCCTTATCATCCAACCTAATACTCTCAGGCAAGAACTCAATGAAGATCGGCCCGAGCTTGTTAGCCCGCTCCTTTGTGGTGAGGCTAAGATCACAGAGGATCGGTGTGAGTTTGTCTTTCAGCTCGTCTCGCGTCATGTGCTACCTTTCTTTATTCTGTGCTTCTCTTCCCATAGTCCTGGAGTCCTAGAGCGATGTCTCCCAGGCATTGGGTAGTCCTCTTCATAGACAGACATAGAAATGTTGATACTCGCCTCGATACTGCGCTTGCTAGTTGTCCCTCCCCACTTTTGCTGCCTGGCTTTCCTACTAACCGCAGCTTTAGTGGTATGGGACTTCGATTGTTTATGGCCCTTTCTTGGCATCTTTCCCCACTTCGTGTGCAACACGCGGCGGCTGATCTGACCACGAGGCCTACTACTGTTTCAGCCGCCGCGATAAGAGTTGCTCAGTTACCTACATTATGAGGTTCCTGTAAGCAATGTTAACCATAGCTTGATTCCAAGTCTCCATTGCTGTATGGAGGTTTGTGTCAAGGTCGCGTAGAAACTCTGCGGCAATTGAAGTGAAGGCCACGTCTCTGTCAAGTTTTGACAGGCTCCGGTGAAGCACGACATATTCCAATCTCCTTTCGAGTTCAGCGCGATTCATAATCGAGCTCCTGCCTTGGTTAATTTACCCCAGTATTATAGTATATTTGAGGAGCTTTGAGGTTATCAATATGCAAAAAGATGGGCAACCATCTTTCGACAGCTGCCCACAAGTTTAGGTGGAGCTACTCACCTATTCAGTTACAGTTTCATAGTCCTGATCTCTCCAGGGACTTCGAATCCCCACCGCTCTGCAATGTCGATGTAGACCGATATTCCAACGAGCAGATGAGCCATTGGACTTGCTTTGTGAAGTCCTGGCCATACTACGCCTAAGGCACGATCGTAGACTTCAAACTCCGTTGGCATCCTACCATTAAAGTTGGTAGAATGACGAATAACGTACTCAGTGACTTCCTGAACGATATTCGTCGTACTCCTAGGAGCGCTAACGTCGTACGCTGCGTCAAGAGTCATGAACGTCACTCCAGCTATACTTCGAGGATGAACTTCATGTTCCTGATGTGATTCTCTGCCCTCTGAAGACTCTTGAAACGGATGTGAGTACCATCAGCCTTGTGAAGACCTTGCACGAGGATCCTGCCTTGAGGTTTCTTGTAGAAATTGGCGAGACGATGGTTCTTGTGGGCTGACTTCGTCATGATCGGAGGCTTCGAGATGTAATATCTACCGAGGATCATACCATCGTTGCTTTCAACAGAGGCAGCAACCTGTTCTTTCTTCGAAGTCATTATTCTACCTCCTCGACGGTGATCTTGATCTTCTGTGGAGGTTTGGATCCTTGATGCTGTAGAGCGTCATTGACGACGTAGATGCTCGATGACAATTTCGGCTTAGGATCCGACTGCCAGTTGCCAGTCTGCCCTTCTTCACGATAGAGCACCGAATGCTTCTTGGCTGCGTCGAGGACGAATATTGCTGAAGTAACCTTACCCATCTTCCGATTCCTTCTTGAGGGTGAAACAGGAGTGACCCCGTGACGTGGGGTCTTGAACTATTCGCTCCACGAGCTTTGTTCACGACATGTAACCAACATGCTTGCGATAAAGTTACCAGATCATCATTTCCACATGACCCTCAGCTGTGACTGTGGAGTCCACGTACTCCGGCGGGTCGTTTGAGTGGAACCCAAAGCTACCAGTGCAGACAACCTAGACCATTGGAGCCTCCATCGGTGACAGCAGTGAGAGATTCTCGCTATCATCTAAAACATTATAGCTTAAACCTAATAGGAATTCAAGAGGCAAAAATATGGGCGACCTTTAAATCTTTGGGTCCGCTGCGCTTTTCCTCTTGATTTGCCCTTAGAATGCTCATATAATATGGTCTATAGGTCAAGAAAGCTGGCCCAAATGACAGAACAACCCAGAATTGACCAAGAGGACGCGCGAGATATCGCCCCTTATATCCCATTTGGGCTCCGTTCGACCAAGATTTCGGACATTACAACTCGCGCAGACCTGATTCGTGAGCTCACAAAGCAGATCCCAGAGAACGAATTCGGCCTCCCACAGTACTACTATCGTCCAGACATGCTCGATAAGGACATGATCTTAGGTTCGATGGAGCGTAGGGAGACGACTTTCGTCGATGAAATCCTACAAAGTGCCGTTGTCCGCGTCTCGTATTCTCAAGGTTTTCCCACGCTAGATGACATGACACCCGTTTGGGGGCAGATGCCCTGGGAGTCGAAGGAGGCGTACGATGGTTTTACTGTATATCTGGAGCTTGGTGGTATTCGAAGCCTGGATAAGGTTAATCACCTTGCACTCGATCTCCTAGCTCAGTGGTTCCACACTAATTATTGGTTCTCTCGAGCCAAAAGCTACGATCTTTACCGCTCAGCTCATCATTCTAGGCTCCGCGAACAGCGGATCATGACGCTCAACGACACGCATTGGATCGAAGGTGAGAAGATCCTTCGGCGCCTGACCAAGGCCATTGGTGAGAAGACTGACGACGAACTGAAGCAGTTGGACGTCGATAAGCTCATCTCCTCTTTGGAGAAGGTTTCGAAGATCCAGAGAGCTGCTGTAGGACTATCATCAACCGGAGGTCGTGAAGACTCCGCAGGCAACAAGGTCACCTCGGTCGAGATCGCTATGCGCAACGTTTCGAGTAACGATGCGAAACCGCTCGAAGATGACGAGTTTGACATATCCTTGCTGTCTGATCCTGAGGTGCTTAAAGAGGCCCAGGCGTTAATCGTCAAGGTAAATAGGTCTTAAAATGGATCATATAATTACGGTCGGCGATATCGCATATGTTATTGGCGGCCTTTTCGTCTGTGGTGTAGTAGCCGTAGTCCTTGTTGGGATCCTGTGGTTCATGGCTCAAGGCTGGAATCACTAGTCGTGAACCTTCACGAGCAAGAACAGGTTGCGAAGATCGCTTCTAATTGGCGATTAACTCCAGCTACGTTAGCTTCTAAGCTAACGAAAGGAGCCTGGATTGCTGCCCCATGGCTACAGTATGCTTCTGCTCGTATCGCTTATCACATTGCTCGTGGCGGTGGGCGACTTATTATCTCTGCACCTCCACGACATGGAAAGAGCGAACTCGTTTCAGTGCATACCCCTACATGGGTCCTTGAGAACTTCCCACATAAGAATGTGATCCTAACGGGTTACGGCGCTGAACTCACTGAGATGTATGGCCGTCGGGTCCGTGATCAGATCCGAGATAACACAGATCTCCTGCGTTGTAGGATACGAGCTGATGTTGCCAAGGTTAGCGCTTTTCTCACTGAGACTAACGGCTATATGTTTTCTGTCGGTCTTGGTGGCGCAATTACTGGCAGAGGAGCTCATGTCCTCCTTATCGACGATTATATCAAGGAGATCAAGGAAGCTCTATCACCAGCTCACAGGGATTATATTTGGAATTGGTTCGTAACGACAGCGATGACGCGCCTCGAGCCTGGCGCAACTGTCATCATCATCGCAACTCGTTGGCATTCTGACGACTTGATTGGCAGGATCCTCAAGAATTTTCCTGGGCAATGGGAGAATATCTGTCTCCCCGCAGAAGCTTTAGCAGGTGATCTAATTGGACGGGAGAAGGGAGAGGCTCTCTTCCCTGAACGCTATAACCTTTCTTTCTTGCAAGGCCAGAAGGAACTTCTAGGCTCAGTATTCTACCACGCACTCTATCAACAAGGTCCTACCGATGAGATTATGGCCTTTACCAATGAGGAGTGGTTAAAGATATGTACGAATCCTGCTGATATTGCAGATGATTGGGTCTGGACGAGAGTATGGGACCTTGCAGCGACTCAAGATGGTGGTGACTATCTCTGTGGTACGCTTTGTGCATATTCACGTTCGACGAATAATTTCCTGATCGCTAACGTCATTAGGGATCAACTCTCCTCAGGTAAAGTTGAAGCTAAAGTCAAGTCGATCGCAGTTGCTGACGGCGAAGACGTTTTAGTCTGTATTGAGAGGGAGCCAGGATCCTCTGGTTTAGCTCTCGTCGAACACTACCAGAATACTGTCTTGCCCGACTTCAAAGTTGAGCCAGTCCCTGCAACAAAGTCTAAGCTGATTCGTGCGCAACCCTTCCTCGCTGCAGCTGAAGCAGGTAAAGTTTGGCTCCTAGATGAGAATCAGTCACTCTATACTGGGGAACTTACTTGGCATAAAGTGTTCAAGGGTGAGTTTGGTTCTTTCCCTGCAGGTCAACAAGACGATCAAGTAGACACAGCTGCAGCTGGGTACGTAAGGTTATCTGGTAAGAAAGTGCTATCTGCTGTATGGTCTTCACATAACCGAGTCTCTGAACAGACTCTACAGAAGCAGAACAGCCGAAAACTTCGCCAGGCAAGCTTCATCAAAGCACGATCAGGTCGTCGGAGCATGGTGGCTTGGGGCAGAACGGTTGCTTAGGAGTGAATCATGGGATTCATGACGAACACTTTCTCTGCTGCATTCGAACGATTTGGGCTAGGCCATATTCTGGGCTTCCAAATGGGTGGAATGCGCGATATGTATGGCGTATTCGGCTGGAAGCGCAGACTAGTCTTTCGCGATTTCCTGCAGAAATACCAGAGACATCCTGTTGCCAGGCGAGTAGTCAATTCGTTCCCCGATGCTCTATGGGCAGATCCTCCAATCTTGGCAGGAGACCCCGTATTTCAGCAGTCTTGGCAAGATCTACTCTCGTATCAGCCTGTCTTTGCTACGCTCCAGAAGCTAGATAAGCTCTGCAGGATGGGTCGATATGCTATCTTAGTCGTCGGTTTCGATGACGGTTTAGCTATGGATCAACCTGTAGCAACTCCTCCCGCTGGTGTGGAGAGGAAGGTTTTATACCTACAGCCCTACTCAGAAGGTAGCGTACGAACACTGACATACGAGGAAAATACTCAGTCTGCACGCTTCGGATTGCCTGTAACGTATGAGGTTATGCCAGGTTTCTTCACCTCAGTTGACGGATATGCATCAACGACGAGCGGTGCTCCGATTACTCAGAGGTCTTTCAAGGTTCACTGGACTCGAGTTCTCCACGTGGCAGAGAATGCTCTGGAGTCTCCAGTCTTCGGCAGTTCTTGCCTTGAGCCGATTTTCAATAGCCTTGACGACCTAGAGAAGATCAGCGGCGGTAGCGCAGAGATTTTCTGGCTCAACGCACGTTCTGGTCTTCATATCGACGTCGATAAGGAGATGGATCTGAAAGCTGACGATGCCGACGCACTAGAGTCGGAGATCGATGAGTATTCCAATAACCTTCGTAGGGTAATAAGGACTCGTGGGGTCAAAGTTACGAATCTCGGCGCATCTCTTATGGATCCTAAGAACACCTATGACACTGCAATCTCAGATATTGCAGTCGCCACAGGCCTTCCGAAGCGTGAACTCATGGGATCTGAAGCTGGTCAGCTCGCTTCGCAGCAAGATCGTGCGAATTGGGCGAATCGTTGCGATGAAAGGGTCTCAGAATACTGCAATCCTATAGTTCTGATCCCGTTCCTCCGGATGATGATCGACGCAAGGGTCTTGTCTCCTCCGACTACCCTGACGGTAACTTGGCCAGAAGCCTTCAAGATGAACCCACTAGAGAGGGCCCAAACCTCAGCACAAATGGCTCGATCTGCTGCGAATCTGTCTAGGG